GTTGGTTTACTATCCACTCTCTGTTGCATACGTTGACGGCGTGTAAATAAATATTCAAAAAAAAATGCATGAACCCAGGTTGTTGACTCAGCCTGGGTTTTTTGCTTTCATGTGAACTAAACAAATCAAGGGGGACGCATGGTTCTGAAATACAACAAACTAAACATTTTCGAGGCTGGCAAGGATGTGAAACTGATTCCTGGTGTGAATCCACACATTTCAGTTGATGCATGGAACGAGGCCAAAAAACATCCAATTGTGAAAATGATGATTGAGGATGGTTCGATTGAGGTTGTTGGTGAGGAAAGTGACAAGACAGACGTTGTTCAGGAACTCTTGAAAATGAAACCTGCACAGGCTGTTGAGTTGGTGAAATCCACTGTGCTTGTTGACGTTCTTGAAAAAATGAAAGCAGCTGAAAAACGCAAGCCAGTTCTCGCTGCTATTGATGAACAGCTGAAAGAACTTTCAACTATCGAATACAGAGACAAAAAATAGTCCTGTTTTTTCATGGCAGGTTGATGAATTTTCAATCTGCCTATATTCTTTTTGAATGAGGGGACGTTCATGGTCGAGGTCACAGCGCAAGACATCAAGAACTATGCACAGGAAATGCAATCCGAGGGAAACCAAAGGATTGAAATGTTCATTGAGTTCGGACGATTGTTCGTCAGTGAAACAAAGTTCGGTGCAAAATCAAAACTTGGAATCATCCTCATCACCTGTCACCTCATCACAATGGCAAACAGAGATGGAACAGGTGGCGCAGTCACCAGCGAACGAGTCGGTGAACTCGCAAGATCATATGGACAAGCGTCTGGAAACTCTAATCAAGAACTGGCATCGACGGCATACGGACAACAATTCTTGATGTTAAGGAAAACACTGGTGATCACTCCTCTAGTCGTGTGAGGTGATATGGCAGTCAAAGCAACCACAAAAGTTGTGAACAAAATCAACATGGATTTGTTGAAAGAAAACATCTATGCAATTTCAAAAAAACCCTATGTGAAAATCGGTGTGCTTGAGGGTAAAGCTGAGGAACCAAAAGAAACATCAGATGAAAAAGCATCTGATTTGTCACTTGTCGAGGTTGCAACATTCCATGAATTTGGAACTGTTCACACACCAGAGCGTTCATTTTTGCGTGCCACAGTTGATCAAGAAAAATCAGAGATGAACACAGCAACTGTTGCAATTTTCAAAAAGGTCAGTGCTGCACAAATGCACTGGAAAAAAGGTCTTTCAATTTTGGGTGAATTGATTCAATCTAAGGTTGTGCGCAGAATTCGCGCAGGCATTGGACCAGAACTTGACCCAAAAACTATTGAGGCAAAAGGGTCATCAAAACCACTGATTGACACAGGCCAATTGGTCCAGTCGATTAGGTATGAGGTTGTTGAATGAATTTGATCAAAAGATTTGGCAGAAAAATATTGCTCGAAACGAATCAGCCAGGTGTCTATGATGACAAGGGACAATTCGTCAAAGGTCGAAAGACTGTCAGGGAAATCACTTGTTCAGTCCAGCCATTGCCAACAGATGAACTCATGAAATTGCCAGAGGGCCAAAGAAACAAAGACGCAATCAAAGTATATTCCACGGTTCCAATCAATGTGACCAAGGTGAAATCAGGGAAAACATCTGATGTGGTCATTGTGGATGGAAAGCGTTTTGAGGTTTTCGCGGTCACAGATTTCATGCAAGTTGGTGGAACAATGAAATTGAGGTACTATCGCGCAGACTGTATTTCAGAGGATGAGGGTGCATGATTCAAAGATTCAAAGCTGATGCACTTCACGATTGGGCTAAAAAGGTTTCTGGAATTCAAACCATTTGGTTCAATCAACGTGCGCCACGTCCAAAGCCGCCATATGTTGGATTGAATATCATTGCAGGACCACGCAAAGTTGGTGATGACAATTTGAGGCAGGATGTTTCAGGCGTGTTCTATATTGCAGGCATGAGATATTTCACACTTAGCGTCAACGTCTATGGTGAAAACGCGAATGAGATTGCACAAAATTTGGTGGATTCTTTAGATATGCCATCAATCCAAGAGTTGTTGAGGAACAGTGACATTGCTATTGTGTCCACATCTGAGGTCAGAGTGCTGGACCAATTGCTAGAAACAGATGTTGAGGGACGGTCGCAATTTGATTTTCAGTTTGCAAGTTCGATCAACAAGGTTGATGATGGTGTTGGTTATATTGACAAGGTTGAAATCACCAATGAGATTGATGATTCAACAATAGTTGTGAACGAATAGGGGGAAAAATGGGAATTGAATCAATTGTGAATGTTTCGATTGTTCGAGGTTCACGCACGGTCACACGCGCAGGTTTCGGTGTGCCACTTATACTTGGACCAAATGCAGCGTTTGTTGGAATCAGATCATATGCCTCACTAGCTGAGGTTGCGGTTGATTTCACAACTGGACAAGATGAATACAAGATTGCAGAGGCACTTTTTTCACAAAATCCTAAGCCACGAAAAATCAAAATTGCAGTGACATCAACACCAGTTGCACAAGTGGAAACACTCACACCAACTGTTTTGAATAGCACTCTTTACACTGTGACAATTGACGGTGTTGCATATCAATTCACATCAGACGTTGATGCAACAGCAAATGAAATTGTTGCTGGATTGCTTGCTCTGATCAATGCTGACACGAATGCAAAAGTGACTGCATCAGGAACAACAACTCTGATCATCACTGCAGACAATGCTGGTGAGGCATTCAGCATTTCAGCTGGTTCAAATTTGGCGATTGCACACACAACTGCAAACAATGGAATTGCAACTGATATTCTTGACTATGCGAATGTTGATGTTGACTGGTATTTCCTGCACACAACTGCAAACGATGCAGTGACTGTGAAAGAGGCAGCTGCAACAATCGAGACACTCAGAAAAATGTACTTTTTCAGAGACAATGCAGCTGGAATCAAAACAAATTCCACAACTGACATTGTTTCATTCCTTAAGGGCAAATCATATATGCGAACAGCATTCATGTGGAATGATGTTTCTGCAGAAAAAGCAGAGGCAGCACTTGTTGGTGCCATTGCAACATTTGACCCTGGTTCATACACTGCAGCTTTCAAGGCACTTGTTGGTGTGACACCAGCTGTTCTGACAACATCAGAGCAAGGTTTCTTGGATGGAAAAAATGCAAACTACTATGTGGAAATTGCAGGTGTTTCTGTTGTTCGCAATGGAAAAACTGTTGGTGGTGAATACATCGACGTTGTTCAATTCAGTGACTGGTTGCAGGCACGAATTGAGGAAACAATTTTCAGCCGATTAGTGAACTCAAAGAAAATTCCATATACTGATGCAGGTGTTGCAATCATCGAGGCAGATTTGCGTGCGGTGTTGCTTGAGGGAATTCGAGTTGGTGGTCTGACAAATGACCCAGAACCAACAGTCACAGTTCCAAAGGTTGCAGATGTTTCATCAATCGACCGCGCAGCGCGGTTGTTGCCTGATGTTGCATTTGGTGCAAATTTGGCTGGTGCAATTCACGCAGTTGAAATCAATGGAATCATTTCAGTCTAAGGGGGAATAGATGGGACAATTGAAAACATATGACTACAATCAGGTTGCAGTGATCATTGGCGGTTCGCAGGTCTCAGGACTTGCAGAGGGCGATGATGTTGTCTCTGTTGAACAGGATGCTGATGCATGGAATCTGACAGTTGGTGCAGATGGTGAATCAACTCGTTCAAAATCAAACAACAACTCAGGAACTGTCACTCTGAAACTGATGCAAACATCAGACATGAATGACATTCTTTCATCATACTATCAGGCTGATAAGTTGTCGAATGCAGGAAAATTCCCTGTGATGATCAAAGACAATTCAGGCAGAACTCTGCACATGGCAGAACAAGCCTGGGTTCAAAAATTGCCAACATCAAGTTTCGGCGCAAACGCTGGTGAACGTGAATGGGTGATCAGAACAGGTGAACTTGTTTCGACAATCGGTGGAAACTAATTAGGACGGGACGCGCATGAAATTAAGAGACACAGTCACCATCACATATGGTGGTGACAAAACAATCACATTTGAAATTCAACAATTGAACCCAACAAAAGCAAACAAAATGCTGGTTCGCACAGTCAAAATGATTGGTGAACCGATGTTTTTGATGTTTGCTGGCATGAAAAAAGACGTGAAAGACGTTTTGCCAGACATTGCCAGGCTGATCAGAGAGGGACTTGATGAAAATGAAGTTGATTCACTCATCAAAGAATTCATGGAATGTGCTTTCATCAATGGTCAACCAGTGAAACCACAGTTTGAAACTGTGTTCATGGGGAAATTGCCAGTGGTTTACAAGCTATTGATTGAGATTCTGAAACTAAACTATGCCGATTTTTTGTCAGAATTCGTCAGCGGAAAAAGTCAGGAAGCTCAGACGAATCAGGCTTGACGGTTCCTGACCATTTGTGGTGGCCAGTTCATAGGCTGGTGATTTCAAAGATTGCCAGTCTACAGGAAATTGAGACACACTATTCATTGTTGGATGTCCTAGATGTCAATGATGCCTTGGACCTGCAACAAAAAGCTGAGGAAAGGGCAAGAAAATGATTGTTCAGGAACTGTTCACAAAATGGGGTTTTGAAATAGATGGAAAGCCTCTTGAACAACTCGAACAAAAGATTTCCTCACTCACTTCAAAAATAAATCTAGTTGGTGGTTCAGCTGTTGCTGCAGGAACAGCAATGTTTGGATTTGCAAAGT